TTGAACTGACTCTGCTTCGTTGCCTTTATTATCAAACTTATCTATTCTTGCTTTCTTAAGCATTAAATCTATCTGCTGTAACTTTGCTTTTGTTTTAGCATCACTGGCATCTAAGGCAATTTTTAACATATTACTTGCTTCTGCAAATACTTTACCAGCCGCCATATCACTTACATTCATACCTAGATTCATAAGTTGCTCATAACTTTCTATAGCCTTTTTGGCTATATCATTCATTTCAACTTCGTGATCTTCTAAACCTTTTACTTCTTTAAATGCTAAATTAATCTTTTCGCTAATACTTAATGCGCCTTTTACTTCCTCTATGACCTCCTGTGTTTCTTCTACAGTAGGCAATGTTTCCTGTTGAGTAACTTCTTCAATAGGAGGCAGATTAAATTCTTCTTCTAGTTTCTTAGTCATATTACTATTTATTTGATTCTAGGCTTAGAAATTCTTTTTTTCGCCTTACGAGGTTTCTTATTAGAAAATATTTGATCTTCGTTGATTACTTTAAATCGTATGCCTTTACGTTTACACCACTCTTGTGCCGCTGTCCACTTAGCCGCATTTATTACTGTTTGAAGTTTTTGTCCCTGTGATCTAGCACTTTCCATTGTAGTTTGATTACGAGGTTTAATCTCTATTAATTCTACATGTGGAGTTTCATTTTTGTCAATATACTGTATCATAAAGTCTGGAACATAATTTGTATAATTTCCTGATACAGGGTTTCGATATGGTATCTTTACATTTTCACTTGCCCATTTAGTTATGTTCGGGTGACTATCGCACATTCTCATAAATGCTAATTCCCAACTACTTCTATAGGTAGGATTTCTATTACCAACAAATTTATCAATGTTGACTACTTCGTATTTTCCTGTAGCGAATTTGCCCATATTAGGCCTTAATTAATTTGGCGACTTTACTTCTTGAATTTACTAAAGGTGTTTTTAGATCAACTTTATTACCTGCAGGTCGAATAGCATTCATGGCCTCAAAAGCATCAACACTTAATTTTAATGTATCTGCATTCATATCAAAGTATGCCGTTGGGTCTATGTTTTGTACTTTAGAAATTTGTATTAATACCTTTGCCATAGCATTAGCATTTGATTTACCAAATCCTATATCAATAAGTTTGGTTTTTACAACATCTAATTTTTGAGGGTCTATTGCAACTTCTTTAACTTTTGCCAACTCAGCAAGTATTTCTGAACTTGCTTCTGGAAGAGGAAATTTTATACTAGCATTTTCTAAATATGCTTCTAGTTTACCTGCAGTAAATTTGTAATTAATTTCACTTCCAAATGTTTCATATAGAGATGTACTCATTAACTACCTCCGCTATCTGAATCAGGTCTAGTAACAGCATCAACTATCCCACTAGTTAATCCGTCTATTAAATCGTTTTCAATTTTTTGTTTCCAATCACCATAAGTTGGTTTTACTGCTACTACATTGTTAAGAGCATCTCCTACAAATCCACCTATTGTTTCTCCCAAATTATCATCTAACCAATCTCCTATAGGGTCACTAGGACCTTGTAATGGTTGTGCAGATCTAGGCCTTGTTCCTATACCAGGAAGATTGTTTCCTGATCTATTACCAAGGAATGCAAAATCTGTTTCTTCTTCTAATGCAAGTGGTTTAAGATTTTCTTCACCAGGAATAGTAAAGTCACCTATGTCCTCAAATCTATCTAAATCTACCTTTGCTAAATCAAAGTTTACAATATCAAATGTAGTAAAGTTTTCATAAACTAAATTTAAATTAAATTCCATAAAATCGCTTGAAGCATAATCTATATTTTTTGGTGCAAAGGATTTAATCATTGGTTTCATTAAACTGTACTGTACACCCTTGCCACCAGCATATAAAATATAATCTATACGTTCAAAAAAGTGTTGATCTACTTGTAAATTTATACCTGCTTCATTACTATTAAAATTAGAACCTGCTCCAAAATTACTTCCTGCTAACTCTTCTGCCATTGGATTAAAAAAATTTATATCTCTGTCGCCAAACTTATTTTTATTTCTTGGGTCCATGTGTAGATATGCAAAGTATTTCATTAAAACAGTAAGCCATTCATTATTTACTGTATCAAAAACTGTGATATCCACAGGTGAATAAGTTACTCCTGTTGTAACATTTCGCTTTTTATTATAATTATTTTTTTCAATTAAATTGAAGTCGACCGCAGGAAGTTGAGCAGTTCTTACCAAACTGCTCATACTCGTTTTAAATGTTAGATTCTCATTACCTAATAACTGTAACACGTTTCTGTTGAATATGAAATTTACATATCCCTGAAACTGCTGTCTAGGAGGATTAACTTCTGGCCTAAACCTGTAGTTATTCCTAAAGTCTCTAGCATAAAAATTGTCTACTGTATTTTTACCAGTAAAACGTGTATATTTCACTAGAGTACTCCGTTATTATACAATAACGCCGCTATTATCTGCTAGTGTGTTATCATCAGGGAACGGATTACCCGCTTCAACTCTTCCATTAACATCATTGTCGCCTTGGAAGTGTGTTGCGTTATCATAACGTATCATCATAGTAATTGTGACTTGATCGTTTGCACTATAGTCAGAATCACTGTAATCTGATTGTGTTAAGAAGCATCCTTCAAGGAACCAAACTTCACTAGCACCTGCATTAACACCGTCTAATACTTCAATTTGCATATCAAACTTATAGTCGGAACCTGCGGCTGGTGTTGTTTGTTGGAAATGGTTAAGTTGTCTTTGTACCTGAGCACCTACTAACTTAGCAACCTTATTTTGTATATCATCCCTAACTGTCACTGAGATCGGGTCCCAAGTATGTTTACCTTGTAAATAAGTTCTTGAGTTATAACTGTCAATAACTACTTCCTCATAATTTATTTTAGGTCTTACCACACTTTGAACATTCTGTGTCAGTGAAACAGTATTAGTTGAACCACCAAAGTTGTTTAGAAAACTTACACGGAATCTATACTTTAATTTAGGCATTAAGATGCCAGAAGTACCAGTTCCTGTAGGTACACCAAACTTACTTTTTGTTTCTGTTGTTGCTGATGATGTTGCCATTTTTTACTCCATTTGTTCTTTATGAACTAATTATACGAATATTTATCATCTTTGGGTCAATTTAATTAACTCTAGTTTTAATTCTGATACAAAAAAGGGCAGAAAAACTGCCCTTTAAATGTTTAAGTTGTTAAACTTATGCTGTTGAGCCCAATGTATTTTGGATTCTAATTGGAATATAAATAAATTCAACTGCTTTAACAGGTTGTATTGCTACATCTATATACAATTGATTGTTATCTATTCTAGCCGCCGTATTATTTGTAGTATCACAAACTGTGATAAAGTCAAATAAACCTCTTTGTGCAACTAATTGTCCAAGGAATCTGTCTATTACTGTTTTGGCATTTGCTCTTGTTACTTCGTCGTTTGGTTCAAACAAGAATGGCTTAACAATGTCATCCATTCTTTCTCTGATATAAACCACTAAACGTGCAACATTAACTCTATCCAATGCACTTGCTGTTGGGTTAAGAGTTTTTTGTCCAAATATAGCGATACCTCTTCCTGGGAAGTTCCCAATTGGATTAACTTTGTTACTGTAAAGACTATCTCTTTGTCCTTCACTTAATGCAACCGCTTCAAATTCACTTGTTGCTGAATCTAAATATCCAACACTTGAAACGTTGTTTACTAATCCTCTTTGGAATCCTGCTGGTGCAAACCATGGGAAAGCCACTTGGTCGTTAAATGCAATAGTTCTTAAAGCCATATAACTTGCTGGAACCATAACATTTGTGCCGTCTAAGTTTGTTGCTAAACCATGTGGGTAGTATACAGCCGCATATGGTGATGAACTAACAAGTCCGTCTTCGCCATTTACATCTGCAACTGCTGTATTGTTTGCCCAAGCCGCCGTACTTGTAGAATCAGCCGCTAATCTTAGTGGTGCATCACCAACTACGAATGCAGTATTTTTTCTATCTGTACTTAAAGTAATCATCTCATCCATAAGTTCTGCATAACCAGGACATGCAACTAGATTAAATCTATTTGTTTCGTTTCTGATTTCTGAACTTGCTGTAATGGCACTTTGAAGTGCTGTAACAATAACTTGTCTTTGAGCTTTACGCATCATGTAAGGTGAACCATCGTTTTTGTTTCCACTATGGTCTTTCCATAAACTGTTAGTTGCGTCATACTTTTTAACATTACCAACAGAAGCCATTTTGTTCCATGCTAACATACCACTTGGATATAGTGCAGGATTTGGCAATCCGTTTGCTGTTGATATTAAACTACCACCGCTACTTGCTCTAAAGTCTCCAAATACTATACCGTCAGAAGTTACTTGGTCTGCATTGTCTACTAATACAAACGCACCTGCGGCACTATATTTGTAAATTTTAGGGAAATTTTCTAAATCACTACTATCGATCCATAAATCTCCAGTTGATAAAGAACTAGAACCGTTTGATTGTTTAGTTGGCTGTGAAGCCGCGAATTGTACATCACCACTGTATGTTGCCCATGCACCACTGTTTTGATATAAAATATCAACGTTTGTATTAGAAATGTTGTTATCATACCAAAGGTCGCCCTCTGTAGCCGCACCTGTAAGTGTTGTTGCACTTGCTGTGAAACTTAGGTTTTTAAAGTTACTGTATGTACCAGCAGTAATATTAATGTTTGCGGAACCATATCCTGAAACATTACCATCTGCTATTTTAATATCTTTACCTGTACTTGTTGTAAAAGTAATTTTACCACCGTCGTTAGATGCTGATACTGTATTTGCAAAAGTTGTTACTGCGTTAGCACCTGATAGTGCTGTTTGAATATCAGTTACTAAGTTATCAACTGATGCTGTTGCACCACCTGTTGAGAAAGTAACTGGAATCGCTGTTCCTTCATTAATTGTAATGTTGAAACTTACTTTACCAGAGTGTGTAGATACATCTTGTGTACCTGATAATGCTGTTGAACTTGCTACTGATAACGTAGATCCACCATTGTGTCTTTGTAAAGTAATATTTGCTACACCATCTTCGCCTTCAGTGTTTGCCCATAAATCACCAACTTTTGGTGAACTATAAGTGTTTGTATATACTGAATCTGACTTAGAATCTATAACAATTGATTCTGTTGTAAATTGTCCAGTTGTTGAACTGTATAATTTAACAACAAGGTTTGAACCGTTGTTTGCTGATGTTGTTCTAATGTGAACATCACCTGCTGTTAAGGAACCACCGCCACTTTTTGTTGATGGAATTGCTAAATGACTTGCAAATTGGAAGTTACCATTTGAACCACTTACTGCACTTGACCATGCTGATGATCCAATGTTTCTCCATGTACCAGTTAGTTTCTGGAAGAAACTAATTTTAGGTTGTGTGCCACCTGTAGTTGTAAGATAAACGACACAATATTCGCCGTCTTGTCCAAAACTTGCTTTTGGTGTTACACCATCTGAATCTATATCAGATGCTGTTGTTTGTTTTACTGTTTGTTTTACCCATGCACTTGAAACATATTCATAAACACCCCAACTTGATGCTGAAGTATCTAACCAATATGAACCGTTTGCAGGATTATTTGTAGGTGCTGTTGCACTTGATGATAAATCACCTAAATCTACATCTGCTCTTAAAACGTATGCTCTATTGGCTATTCCCAAGAAACTATAGGCTGAAAGTAAACCGTATTCGTTTTGCTCATCACCATGTAAAGGTGTTGAACCACTTGTTTTGAATGTGGGATTACCATAGTTCTGTAATAACTCTCTTTGACTTGTGATCAATTTAAGTTTATTTGCGTTTGCTGATGTTGTGAAAGCGGCTGTACCACTACCGTCAGGTGCTGTCTTATCCTGTGCTGTTGCAATAACAATCAAAGGAACTGAACCGGCACCGGCGGGGGCGTAAAAACTTTCGTCTGTAGTCGTTACACTTACACCAGGACTTACTAAAGTTGCCATATTATTCTCCTAATATTAAGATTTAATCTTATATGTATTTATCAGAATACAATATTTTAGTGTATTTACGGAATTTGTTTGGTATTATGTGGTATTATATTAATTTAAGAGGTTGTTTAAATTCACCAGTTTTCCAATCTCTGATACTTTCAACCTGTTTGACTAGATCTTCGAGGGTTCCATTATTATCTATAATGTAATCAACTGGGTAACCTGCCCAATTCCATTCACTTTCGTGTACGTCTCTGTATTTGGTTGTCATAATTTTTCTGCTTACAACGTTTTCGTGTGACGTTTTTGCTGTTTCGAACCAGTCAGGTAATTCACCACGTTGTACCCAAATTAATTTTCCGCCCATATTTTTTATTAAATCTAACTCATTCCTAAAACGAGCATCACTAATTACTGTACATGGTGCGTTTTGTGTCTGTTTTCTTATTCTATACTCTAAACTGTTTAACCAAATATCTTGATCAAAATGATTTCTAAGTACTTCTGTGCCCATAAGTTGTAATGCTAATCTAGGTGTAAAGTTTGGCACACCTAATTTTTTAGTCCAAAACATATCAGGTGTTTCTCTATACTCTCTACTTTCTACAGTATCTCCTTCAAGCATAGATCTTTCCCAACCAAAAATACTGGAGCAAACATCTTTTAGGGGAGCGGCGAAACTGTCATGAACACAACCACGTTCTACAAACATATTGGCTACTGTATCTTTGCCACTGCCTATAAATCCGGTTATTCCTATTAACATTATCCTATTACAAATCCTAGAGGGGCATTGCCTTCTTCTTTCTGGAAAATGCTTTCTCTTGCCTTTTCCATTTCTGATATTGCTTCTTGTTTCAATGCATCGCCATTCAATTGAATAGTTCCGCCTGCCCCTGGAAGACCTGAAGCATATTTACTTCTTGCTTCACCTAACATCATTTTAGACTGTGCTAATGCATAAGAGGCCAACCAATTCGCGGCATATATGTCTTTTAACAAAATACTTTCTGGTATGAAATTATAAATGCCTACAGCAATTTCTTCTTCGTGTCTTACATTTCTTAAAATTTTAAGTTGTTTGGTATTCCTATTCCATAAGAAATTATATTCACTACCAAATACTCTACCTAAAACTTCTTTATATTGACTAAAGGCATCAAAGACTGCTAGTCCACCCATTTGGCCTGCTTGTAACAAGTACATATTATTAAATGCTACATCAAAAGGATCAAAGTTTGTACCGCCACCGCTGTTAGTACCAACACCTTTTCTGTACAATCTACGTACTTCCATTACTTCATCTGGTAATGTGTACTCTGTAACACCTTCAAGTGTTGTTAAAAACAGGGCACTTTCTTCTACAGCACCTGCACTAAGTTGTCTATATAAAGCAAAGGACTTGTCTATAGCCACATCATAGTGTGCTCTATCTAATTCAACGTCTACAATACCGTCTGCCAGACGTATTTGCAACTCGTTTACAAGTTCTTCTCTGTTATTATATCCTATTTGATCTACTGGCATAGTACTATTTATCAGATTTTAAATTAAAATGCCTGTAGTATGATAGTATTGTCGTTTATCCTACCGTTCATCTTTATGCCAGTGGTGGTTAATTCATCAAATGCTTTTGCAAATTTTGTTTTTGCACTACCTTGCCAATTTTTTATTTGTTCTTTTGGTTTACGCAATGTTTTCTGTACACTAATTTCTTGATCAAAATCCTGTATTGTTGTTCCTTTAACCATTAGCCCGTCTCTGCCCATACCACGTGGGTCTTTATTAATTGCATGATAAACACCAAGTTTTCTAGTCTTAGTATTGTATACCCATATTTCATTCGCATGTACAACTTCTGTAGGATGTATACTTGCAATACCTAATTCCGGACAATTTAATTGTAACTTTAATTTCTTTATAATAGACTCTTTTGATCTTGCTCTAGGCTTACGAGCTTTTCTAGTTGACTTTTTAGTTTCTGTGATTGTATCACATGCAGTATTAATTTTCTCAAAAAACTCCACAAATTCTTTTCTCATTTTAGCAGTAAAATGAGAGTAACCTTCTTTAATATCTGGGTCACTCCATTCTTTAACTTCTAATGCTTCTTGATATGCTGGCTCAAAATCTTGCTTTATTAAGGTTGCATGTGCGGCCTTAATTACAGGTTGATATACTAACATGTCTTTATAAGGATCAAATTCATTTAATGTGAAAGTACCATCTACAAAACAGTCAACTTTATGCTCCCAATCAGCACACAAATTTTCTACTTGCATTTTCATTCTTTCTTGTATACTAATTACTTTACTAGGATTTGCTTTTGCCTTTTCTTTCTTTTGGGCTAATTCATGACTGCCACGTTTAAGCCATTCAGGTTTTCTTTTTTCGTGATAATGTTGTTTAATAGATTCCGGCATGTAGCCAATTTTATATTCTATGAATAAAGATATACCAGCACTAGAAAAACTCCAATCAGGACATGCACAAACTGTTTTAATTTCTTCTTTAGTCCAACCTGATTTTTCTTTAACCCAATTTTTACAAGCGGTTACAAGTTTCTTTTTTGCAATTTCTGTACGAACAAAATATTCACAACTTTTAAATGCTGATTCTTGCTCTGCAGGATCTGTCAGTAACCTAATAGTTTTCCAGTCAGGTTCCTTTGTGACATAAATGCTTCTGGTTTTTATTTTTCTTCTTGCCATGTATGTGTCTAATCCTTAAAAAGTTCTTCTCTAGGATCTAAATAAAGTATTTGTATTGCCCTAGGCCAATTTCTAAATCCTACTATCTCTTTTTTATCTTTAAGAACACTTTTACTTTGAAAAAACTGAGTAATTGAAATCATACCCATGAATTTTCCTGCTTTCTCTCCTGCCTTAAAACAGAAGTAAGAATTAGCAAGAACAAAGATGCCAAAATATATGTAATTTTCCATAATACGCTCTAATAAAAAAACTAGTCTAACAGATATCTATTTATTTGTCAAGACTAATTTTATTTAGATGCCAGCCTCTTCGTCTTCCAAAGAAAAGCATATCTAAATGATCTTCTTTTTTGTCTAAGTAGTCTCCGTATCTATCAGAAATAATTAAATTTGCTGGGAAAAGGTTACTTTTGACTGTAACCTGAACAGAATCATGTATGTATGACCCGAATTGTTTGATTTGTAAGTTTGATATTTTAATATAATCGTCTAAAATATCTTGTGTTGTATATTGTTTTGAAAACTCTGCTACGACATTAATATAATGCTCCACTAGATTATTATTTTGTATGATTGGCATGAGGGCATGAAAAAATTTCCAGCCTTCTATAACGACTCCATCTATGGTAGTTTCCATATAACCGGTCCTTTTCCAATCCTGCATTCCTATTTTAAGTTGATCTAACCAACCTTTTAGTATTGTATCGTTTTGTATAACATGGTCATAGAGTTGTGTATAAAATTCAATATATGATTTATTTTGTGTTTCATATAGGTATGTTGCTATAATATTTGATATCCCAAACATGTGCAATCCTAAAATGAATGCCGTAAAGATTGCGACATCTTCCATATCTTTTTCTGAAATAGTGTTAGTGCTTTTAATAACTTCTATAGACTCTGATATATTATGTTTTTTATCATATTCAAATGATTCATTTTGTACACCATAAAAGAAATCATATCCTTCAAATGTTTGTAGAGAGTATTCTTGTATCTGTGTTATGTACATAGGCGAGTTAATAAGTAACTGCAAGAAAAATACGTCTAATGTTTCTATTTTGTGTATGAGAATATCTTCTATAGTATTTAACCACGTTTCTGTAGTTTCACCTGGCATGCCTAGTATTAATTCTGTAAGAGCTGGTACATTTTTATCTTTAGCAGATTGTATAATATCTTCTATAGAATTAATTTTCATATTTTTACGTTTGATATTCTCTAAAACTTCTTCGGTTGTTGTTTGTAAACTTAGAGTTATGCCTGTTTGAATATTCACATCTATAAATTTTTTAACAATTTCTAATACTGTATCATTACTATTCTTTGCATAACTTACACTTATTCCACTAGGAAAGCCTGTTTGTTTATTGGTTGCTACAATCATATCTGCAATCATTAAATCTCTATCTTTGAAGATTCCAAAGTTACTAGATGTTAATGCAAGGTAGGGTAGTTTATTATCTGCTACCCATTTTAAATCTGCAATTATACGCTCGTCATATAGTTTATACATTTTACTTGCTGTAGCACTTCCCCAATCACAAAATGTGCAACTATAAGGACATCCTCTGTCTGTTTCTAAAGTGGGCACCCATTCTATATCTGGATGTTGTTTTATGAGATCGTCAAATAATCCTAATGTATAAGGGCTAGGTAAGTTTAAATCCTGTATCCTCTCAAACTCGTAGACTTGCTCTAAGGGCTTTTTATCTAGATATGCAGTAAGTATCTCTAAAACTGCTAATTCCCCTTCTCCTTTTACTATAGAGTCTACATAACTATATTCATTAAAAAAATTTGTATTTCTATGAGGTAATTCAGGACCGCCTAGTATAATTTTAATATTAGGGTACGCTTCTTTAAGTACTTTACTCAACATTAAACAATAATTTTTGTTCCAGATATACAGACTTATAAAAACAATATCGGTATTTTTGCACCTGTCTATTACATCTTGTAATGATTCACGTCTGAATATCCAATTATCTACTTGGTAATTTTCTTTTATGTGAGAATGTTGTAGTAAATAACTCCATAAGGAGCCAACACTATAAGGCAAATAATAACTATTAAGATGTTTTGGCCCGGTCTGAAAATTAGGCTGGACTAATGTAACATTAAACATTATTTTCCTTTAGAAAATCTTCTATCTTGATTATGTGGCAAATTGTTTTCTAAAACATCTTTCCAAACAGCAATAGTTCTATCTAGTCCTTCACTAAGTTCTACTTTAGGAAACCATCCGAGGCGTGTTGTAATTTTATGATTTGTGCTATTAAGTAAAAATATTTCACCTGGTCTAGGTGGTTTTGTATTCCAATTGACGTGGCCTTTCCAGTCCAACTTGTCTGCAATCATTTTTACATAGTCTTTAATTTTAATTGCATTGTCAGGACCTATACAAAAGATCTCTCCCTGACACTTATCTGGATTTTCAATAACTTGTTGCCAAGCATCAAGTAAGTCATCAATGTAAATAAAGTTTCTGTATGGTTCGCCATATCCCAAATTAATCTCATCTGGATTTTTAATCATTTGTGTTATAATTTGTTCTGTCACAAAGAAGTCATTATCTTTTCTGCCATATGCATTAGTTTGCCTAATAGCAGTAAACGGTAATCCATAACTTCTGTGTGCATATTCTAAATACTTTTCACAACCATATTTTGCAACGGCGTATGGGGCATTTGGATTAGGCGGAGTGCTTTCATTAAATGCAACAATGCCTTCTTCTTTTCCGTCTCTGATTAAATCGCTAATTGGTTGCCAGCCATATACTTCCATTGTACTTGCAAACACAAAGTTTTTTAAGTTAGGTAATGTTGCGGCAATTTCAATTAGGTTTACAGTACCAACATAATTAACTTCACTAAATGTAATCTGTTCATAGAAACTATCTTGCACTTCTGTTCTAGCCGCCAAGTGAACAATTATTTCAGGATCAAATTGTTTAATTTGAAACCCTACTTTAGCATGGTCTCTTAGATCTTCTTTTAAAAATTCTAATTCATGTTGATCTTTTAATCTTTCGACCATTGCTTGGCCTATGAATCCGTCTGCGCCTGTTATAAATATTCTCATGTGTATTCCTGTAAATTTTTAAAATTGCTATCTATATTTATAAGATCATATTTAAATTTTTTCTCAAAAAGATAACTTTTAGGGAAAGGTTCATATGTATAATCTTCTAAACAACTAATCTTTCCTGGATATTTTTTATATAAATCTATTATGTGTAAATATCTATTTTGTATTCTTTTAGACATTTCTTTAAATTCTGATAATGATATTTCTTTATCAAATACTTCTCTGTCTGCAGAATACTGTTTTGATTTTTTTGCAATCAGTGTACTATAAATCTGTGATGTAATGTCCTTTCTATAATGATATATAATTTTATCAGCATATTGTAAATATTTTTCTACTAATAATTTGTCTTTTGTTTGATTAGGAATAATTCTACATACACTATTACTTAATCTATTCCATGTATTGAAAATGTATTTATTTTTAGACTCTAGATTTATTCTATTTAATTCTACATTAAAATTATTTTCAAATCTTTTATCAAATACTTCTGTGTTGTGATTTAATATTTCGCCAAAGGAATATAAATTATGCTCTTCTGCTAATTTTAAATTTAAAAAAGTAGAGCCTGTTCTAGTTAATGTAACTATAACTGTTTTATTAGAAGACACCTTTTTCTGCAAATCCTGTAACTTGTAATGTATATCTATTCTGATAACCTAAATTTGCAACATGATGCTCTGCATTAGGTTTGATTACTGTAAAGTCTCCCTTTTTATAATCTATCCAACATTCGTTATCCATTTCAAAATAATGTCCCATTAACCTATCCTGTAAAAATAAATTTATTCTAATAGGTTCCAATCCTTTTATATTAAGTTTTTCATTCTTAACATGTTCTTTTATTTTATAAAGTGTATCTGTATGAGGTGCTATAAATCTACCTGGTTTAATACAATTTACTGTTGCTACACTATATTTTAAAACATCATCAAATAGATGCTTTACCTGTTGTACCCAATAATCACAATCGCTTTCAAATACTTGGTACACCCAAGGTGAATCGTGAGGGTAATCAGGTACTGCAACACCAAGTTTATCCCAAAAACCTGCACTAAATACAGTATTAGTATGCTCTGTAAATTTAACTCTATAAATCATTTCATCTGTAACGAATGAAATATTTTTATGTCCCTTATACATTTTTTAGAACTGTAACTTGGCAAGAATAAAAAGGCTCTTCGCCCATATTTCCTGCTATGTGCCAATCATCTATGCCAAACTTTACCCAATCACCTGCTCGCCATTTTGTAAAAGGCTGATCGTGTACTTCATAATAGTGTCCACGTTTCCAATCTTCTAAAAATATTAAGTAACGATAACTTTCGCCTTCGCCATGCTCTTGTTTTAATTTAAAATGTTTGTCTACATGATGTGGAATAGTTTGTCCAGGTTCGATGTTAATAACACTTACAACATGATGATCAAAGTCTTGTGGTATCTTTAATGATAAGTCATGTACCCATTGTGGAGAAGTTTCAAACATCTGCCATATACTACTGTTATGTTCTGTATAGTATTGCTCTATTGCAGGTGTTTGTTGATAACATTGGAAATAGTCGTCAAAGTTTAATTGACTCATTTGGTCATTTGTAATGCCGAAATTATCTATATGCCCGTATTTAATCACAGTAACTTTCTAATGTCCCTTTACGCCTAAGGTCTAAAGTAGCACAATGTATGCCGCCAGACAGCGTCATAGAGTGTCTGAACTGTACTGGTACACTATCTATACCATACTTGTCTAGTTCTCTCATCAGAGGCTCTTGTGCTGAGTCTAACACTACTGTATTCTCATCAACACTTAGTAAGTTCATTCCAATGTAAGGTGAACATGGAGGCATGTACCCTTGCTCAGCAAGTTTACTTCCTTGTACAACACAATCATCAAACCAAATCTTATCCCATTTTTTAAACATCTCAGGACAATTATCAGGTGTTACCCTGCTACTGTTCATTAGTACTAGTCCTGGTCTTAGTGGAACAATAGTGCTATCAAAATGTGCAAAACTATATAGTTCACTGTAATGCATTTTGTAACCCATAGGTTCTACTAATCTTTTTAACCACTGGTATCCTTTCATGTTACCTGAGTTTGATACTTGGTATAATAAATCTTTACCCACTCTTACAATATTTGGTGCATCAAAACAAATCTCATGATTAAGTAATGTTGGTTTATCTTCTATGTCTTCAAATGTATACATATCATCATGTAACTTTGGTTTAGGTGCTGACATCCATAAAGCACCATCTTCAAATGCTTCATACATAATGTCTTCGTATAATCTTGTTTCAAAATATCTTGCTCTTACAGGAGTAGGAGTTTCTATAAGCATATCACCTAATGGTAATATCAAATCCCTTGGACACCAACTATACCAGCCTTTTGACTGCCATCCTTGGCCAATGTCGTAACTCTTTTGTTCCCAATCAATAACTTTAGGCCTGTGAACTTTTACACCCATTTTTGATAATGCATCTGCAAGTCCGTCTGCATCTTCGTTCGCTTCATCTATTACCCATTGAGGATATGGTCCTTCTAATTTTTCAACATCTTCTTTTTTAAAGTTTGCATAACTAAAACTTCTTGCTGAAATATCAGTTGCTATTCTGGAATGGTCTGCTCGACCTACAATAATTTCCTCTAAAGGGTCCCAATCATTGTGTGAATTAACTATCATACATTTATCTCCTGTGTGTAATATATCTTACTATTTATTTAACAATCACCTAGCCAGTCCGAAATACAGACTCTATAGTTACCAGACACCCCTCTATTGAATTTTGAATGCCTTACATCGTCTCCTAATCCAAAAATCATAGTATCCGTCCAAACTAATTCTTCATTCCTGCAGATTGTTTCGTATAAGTCCCTATATTTTTCCCAATTATAATCAGGAGAAAAATTACGCATATATTCTACGCCTAATGCCATACTGTAATTATTTTGCATTTTTACTTCATTAAGCATACTTACGCCATCATCAACGTAATCTCTAGTAAATCTAATACCTACTCTGTGATTTTCTAATGTAAAGAAAGGTTTACTTAAACTACATGTTACTTCTTTAATAGCAGGATATTTGTTTAAATCTATATGTACAAATTTACTAATACCCCAATACGCCAGATCCAGGCATACAGGAATATCCATTACATTACAGACTTTCATTATGTGTTCAAAGTCAGGATGTATACAACCGAAATCGCTAAAAGGCGCACTAATTAGTAATGCATGTAATCCTGGTCCTTTTAATATACCTTCTAGATGGTGTGGAGAATGTAGATTTTGAAATTCTACATGCTTACCTAAACAGGCATGATATTGAAAGTCTCCGTTGAGGACAATTATCTCTCTATCCTTACTATGTCGTAATATAAATTGGTCAAACGTTTGGCTGGTGCCTTGTGTGTAATCTGCATGTGTAAATTCATCTAATCCTTGTAAACTTTTAGTATTTGAATAGTTTAACCATTCTCTCCATACCTTTTCATATTCTTCAAGTGTCACATTATCAAGTTCATTTTTATCTAAGTGCCAATGAAAATCTTTTATTTCTCTATTTCTTACAGGTCTTGCTCCTCTAATTGCAGGCATCGTGTATCTCCTTAAAAAAGTTCTCATTACTTTTTCTTCTAAACTTACCATCAACTAGATGATTATAATTAAATTCAACACTTTCTTTTGTTTGCTCTAATAGTTCTTGATACTTTGCTGGACTCAAATTTCTTATATATTCAAATACGGTAAAGAATCCTTCAACCCTTTGTAATAATGTATCTGCTTCATTAAAATTGACAGGCCAGCAATCATCAAATGTTTTAAAATCTATATTTTTTAATTCTTCATAAATACCTTTGCATCCAAAAGTTATGTAAGGCTTTTTAAATGCCATGGGTATAAATTGTTTTTCATCTACATATCCATAACCATATGGTTCCCCTCCAGGAGATATTACTATATCACAATCTTCATACAACCAGGGACCAGGAATACCTCTGTCATCTATATTTTTCATATCTATAATATGAGGTCTACTCATAATATTTTTCATTATAGACTTAAACATGCTATCTGAAATGTCTTCTTTATTAATTAATTCGTTTAAACTTGTAGCCATTAATTGTATATGATAAGGATATTCATGCTTTGTATTTGTATTGTTTGCAACCTTAGATATATCATTTGGTCTTAAACTGTAAAATCTGCCATAGGTAATATCTTCTAATCCCATAGCACTATTTTCTAACATAGTAGAGAATAATAATCTGTGTGATCTACAATTTCTTAATGTGCATAAAAATTTATTTGGTACAATATTATATAATCTTTTTTCCTTAGGACCCATTATCCTATTCATCTCTAAATGCACTTTATTAAATTCTTCTTCTTCTGATAAAAACGTCATGTAATGAACTCTATCAAAATACCAAAGTTTATGTATTTTATAAACATTTTCAATTCTTGATGTGTGATTTGTAAAGTGTCCAAAATAATCAGTGGTTTCCCCTGACCCACTTAATATAATTTTTATGTCTGGGTTTGCTGAACCCAATTCTGCAAAATAAATATTTGCATCAAAGAAATAAGGCTCAGTACTAGAATAGAATAAAAATGCTAAATTAGGTAAATTAAGTGAAAGTAAATGCTGTACGACTTTATCTATCTCTGTACCAAAAGGTGATAGTTCGTAATATTTACGATTTTCTATTGTAATCGGAAAACTTTGTATATCTATAGGCACCAGTGTTATATCATCACTATTACACTTAGATACATCACCATTATTAATTATATTAATATCAAACATTTCGTTGAACGGGTTGTAATTTTGTTCTAATTCTATTTGTGTTAATATATGTAAAGGCAGAGGCTCACGTCCTGTCCAGCCATTGTCTTTATGCTGTTGTATTGTTTCATCTGTAAACTGAAACCCGTCATGTAAATAGAATATATTAATATTTTTCATAAATTTTCCTGGCGGAGAGTGAGGGATTCGAACCCTCGATACAGTTACCCATATACCTCCTTAGCAGGGAGGCGCTTTCGACCACTCAGCCAACTCTCCGTTTCAAATATTTATCAAGTTATATACATACATAATTTTTTTACGATAAATATTAAAATGAGCTATGTAACAAATACATTTGATAGAATACATGTAGAACTTACAGACAAATGTAATGCTCAATGTCCTGGATGTGTTCGTAGTCATGCAGGAGGAAAATTAAATCCTATAATAAAAAATCAACAATTAGGTCTAGATTTTTTTAAAAACAGTCTTGGCATAGATTTTTGTAGTAATGTAAAACATTGGGATTTCTGCGGTACTAAAGGAGATGCTGTAAGTAATTCTGAATTATTAGATATTTTAAAGTTCTTATTAGATTGTAATGAAAACGTAACAATTAAATTGCATACTAATGGAGGGTTACGCAACACTAAATGGTTTACACAACTTGGAAATTTATTTAATAATCGTAATTGTGTTTGTGTGTTTGCCCTTGATGGTCTGGAAGATACTAATCACATTTACAGAAAAAATGTTAAATGGAAGAAATTATGGGGGAATATAATAGCCTATAACAAAACAGGTGCAAATACAAGGGCAAATTTTTTAAAATTTAAACACAATGAGCACCAAGTACAAGAAATAGAACAATTATGTAAAAGGTATAAAATAAGATTAAAAATTAAATCACCGTACGGATTTAAAGAAAATAATAATACAATAGAAACTATGCCTGTACACAATCCTGATGGTACATTTGCATATTCAATTTTTCCTAATACAGAATATGTTAAAGGTAGAAAAGTAAAAGATCCAAAGATTATAGATACTAATTTTTATATACAAGGAAAATACGACAAGACACAATTTTTACAAGAATTAGAGAATATATCTGATGTAAATTGTAAAATAAGTGAAGGCACTACTGCAAATCTATACATAGATAGCGACGGTGCTCTACTTCCATGTTGCTGGATCGCTAGTGCTTTGAATATGGGGGATCGTCAGATGACATCTTTAATTGGAAAACGTGAAGATTTAATACCTAGTGAGAGCAATTCTATACAAAATATTTTAGAAAGTACATATTTAAGTAAAACATTAAAAAAAGGAATTAAAGGAAAACTTAATACCAAAGAAAAGTATTGCATTACCTGTGTTAAAGCATGTGAAATAAGTACAGGGTTTGCAAGACGATAAATAGTAGTATGCCTAAATTAAGTTTATGGAATCCGGTCAAAACTAATGACTACAATTTTACTGATAGAATAGTCGGAGAGCACCTCTATGCCGGTGGAACCGGAGTGCATATACATAAATATCTAGGAGTACATACTACTCCTGATGAAAACGATCCTACTAGACCTAGTAGTGCCGCTGATAATAGCGAAGTTTTTATACAAGACTTATTATTCTTAGAAAATAGAGACAGAAAATACGACAAAGATATTTACGAATTACGTGGACAATATAACATAGGTGATAACGACAGTTTTGATTTAACACAATTTGGTATGTTCCTTGCAAATGATACTTTGTTTATGAATTTTCATATTGAAAGTATGGTAGAAGGCGTTGGAAGAAAGTTAATGGCTGGTGATGTATTAGAACTACCTCATTTACGAGATGATTTACTTTTAGGAAGTGACGAAGCCATTAATAGATATTATGTGGTAACAGATGCGGCTAGGCCTGCAGAAGGTTATGATCCTAGATGGTGGCCTCACTTGTGGAGAGTTAAATTAGGACCTATTACAGATTCACAAGAGTACAGAGATATTCTTGGCACTGGTGAAGAAGAAGAAGATTTAAGAAACCTAATTAGTACATATGCAAATGATATTAACATAAACGATAAAATTTTGGAACAAGCAGAAAAAGACGTTCCTTTTGATCCTCAGTTTAGAAATACTGCACATTTATACTTTGATGAGACTGTACCTAATAAACCTAGTGTAGACTTCGGTGGCGCAGACGGACAACCTGCAAATGGATTAAGTCTAGTAGGAAGTGGGGAAACTTTTCCAGTAAGTGGAACTACTGACGGAGATTATTTTTTAAGAACAGACTTTAGTCCTAATAGATTATTTAAAAAATCCGGAACACGTTGGTTAAATGTAGGAACAGATGGTCGTAAGACTTGGTCAGCGGCTAATAGAATACTTGCTACATTTATTAATAACGATAATATTACTAGTGAGAGTGATGGCGGTCAAGCAAATGAAAAAACAAATTTAAGTAAGGTTATCAAACCTAGGACAGATAACTAATGGCAGGCAAAAATTTAGATTATTGGTATGATGAGCAAATAAAAAGATATTTGCTACAAATCATAAGGATTTTTTCTAATTTTAAAGTTAGAGAATATACAGATTCAGGTGTAAATTACAATCGTGTACCTGCAAGATACGGTGATGCTAGTAGAATGGTTGCCAACATATTGCGTAATAATTCAGAAAATGCAATTAATAGTGCACCTTTTATAAGTGTAACTATACAATCTATACAACCAGCAAGAGACAGAATTGCTGAACCTTTCTTTGTAGATACTAATCAAATTGCAGAAAGAGAATACAATAAAGATACAAACACCTACTCTTCTGAACAGGGCAATTTATATTCCACACAGAGATACATGCCAGTACCATATAACCTAACGGTAAACGTAGATGTATGGACAACTAATACAGATAATAAATTACAAGTACTAGAACAGATTTTTGTATTATTTAATCCTAGTATACAATTACAATCTAATAGTAATCCACTAGATTGGACCAGTGTATTTGAGGTGGAACTAACCGACATAGCATGGAGTAGTAGATCGATACCAGCAGGCGTAGATGAAAATTTAGATATTTCAACTTTAACTTTTGCTATACCTATATGGATAAGTCCTCCTGCAAAAGTTAAAAGGCAAACGATTATACAAGAAATTATTAATAATGTTCATTCTGTTTCTGATATATCAGAGCTTGGCTATAGCCAGGACTATGCAGACTTCTTTGGTGATATAGAAGATACATTTGAAATAGTTACTACACCAGGAGATTACAAAGTTCAGATAATAGGTTCTAGTGCTGTACTAGTTGATCAAAAAGGTGATGAAGTTAAATGGTCTGAAATTATAGAACAAGTCGGTGAAGTTAGGACTACTAGTTTACTTAAATTAAATATTAGTGGTGACTCCAATAACTTATTAAACTTAGTATACGGTACTATTACAACCAATCCTGCAAGTGACACACAACTAATATTTAATTTAGATACTGATACACTACCTACTAATACCCTAAGTGCTATAGATAAAATTATAGACCCTAGAGCAAATTATCCGGGAGACGGAACAATAGATGCGGCGGTGAACGGACAAAGATATTTAATAACAGAAGAAATTTCTAAAACAGGATATATAAATTGGGACGTCGATGCAGGTGAAGACGACATCATACAATACAATGGTTCAGCATGGACTGTAGTGTTTGATGCTAGTGCTAGTAGCAGTGATATACATTATATAAATAACACGTTTACAACCAAACAGTATAAGTGGACAGGCAAAACTTGGATAAGTAGTTATGAAGGCGAATATAATCCAGGATTTTGGAGACTTAGTTTATAATGAACACAACGGCGGCAGGAGTTTTATTCCTTGCTAAAGACACAGGAAGATGTATGTTGCAATTACGAGAAGGCAACAAACGATTTAATCACACATGGGGTTTTTGGGGAGGCATAATTGAAAGGAGAGAAACACCTTATGAATGTATCCAAAGAGAACTTGATGAAGAAATAGGGTTCGTTCCAGAACTGCAAAAATTAAATCCTTTAGACGTATATCAAAGCAAAGATAAAAAATTTTATTACTACAGTTTTGTTTACGTTGTAGAAAAAGAATTTCAACCCCCTAAACTTAATGGCGAGAGTGCCGGCTATGCCTGGGTCAATATAGGACAATGGCCTAAACCTTTACACAATGGTGCAAAAGTTACATTGTCTTACAATAAGGGTACAGAAAAACTACATACTATATTAAAAATACATTCTGAATAAATAATAGTATGAGCAAAGGCGAAATTATAGATTTTGTTGTTTTGCGGATAACCACTGAGCTAGACAAGTTTGAAAGAACAACTACAATTCCACATACATTACTTGAAGGGGCCATAGAGATAGACGAAATACAAAACGTTTATTATGAGAAGTTATCTCCAAAGTATCAAAAAATATTCGATAAACTTCTTAAAGAGTATCACCAGAGTATCGGCGAAAATATAGAATCTCTTAAAAAAGCAATGAAAAAAGATTATGCTAGGGTTATTAAAACTATGGCTACAGAACATGAAAGTTTTAGATTTCCAGAAATTATAAAATTATATAGACCGGGAATGAATCCAATTAGAGGATTATATTATCAAACAAGAGTCGCTACAACAAGATTTAATCCAGAACATCCGTTTCATCACTGGTTAGTTGCATTAGTTACCGATCTAGAATACAATAATATACTTCTAGATGCTCTTGGTAAAGATGTGAGAAAATTAGAAAAAATAATTAAAAGATATTATTTCCCTTTAATAGAACACGGTGATGGAATACCTTTAGAATTATTTCATGCCAAACAACAACTAAAAGATTTTAGACATTACTATATGTTTTTTAGAAATTTAAAAGATTGGGAACCAGACGAATAATTAATAAATTTTTCTTATTTGGTAATCAAAAGGTTCTACAGTTCTAATTTCAAATGCTCTCCCATCCATATCTTTTCCTTTAATATGTTTTGGAGTTTTCTTAGAAATTTTCTTTAAAAGATATCTTTTATGTGATCTTGTAGTAGTTATATTTCCGTCTTTGTCTCTGACAGAATCTTTTAGGTACCATACAATTAATTCATACTCTTCATATATTATTTTAAACCAAAGTCTTAGAATTGCCTTCCATAGTTTAAACAATAAATCTGCTGTAAACTTTAATGCAACTTTAGTTTTTTGCCATAACCATACTGATGATGTTTTAATTTTTTGTGCTGTATTGTGTAAAAAGTTTTTCATACTCTTATTTATTTAATTTCTAAATATCCAATTACTAGTTATTCGGTTATCTAAAGTCGTATTATGACATCCTACTGAGTGCCAAGAGTTACTATTTGGTTTTAAAATAAGTAGTTGTCCAGGTTGTCCGCCTATTTCCTTACCTTTATCCCAAAATTTAGTCCACCATCTAGGATCATCTTCTTCTGCCCATCCTGATTCTTCTTTATGTATATGAGTACCATACATATATTCATTATTTAAATATAGTATTGCTCTTATAGGCATTTCAGTATACGGAA